TACATCACCCACTCGCGCCTGCCGTCATTGGTTACAATGGGGCTATCAGCAGCACCTACAGTCAGGGTTGCGCCGATAACGACTTCCTCCACCCTAATCCCGGTTGTCTCAGCCACGGTACCTCCTAGGTTTGGTCCAAATTGAACTCTGTGTGTACATTAAAGTCCACTACCAGCGCGATTGTCGGCTGTCCAGATATGGGAACCTGCGTGGTAGCCAGGTCTGTCGCAGTCATGGAGATTGCCAGCCCGCCCAACGCCTGGTTCGGTATCGCAGCAAGGAACCGCATCCAGGGCACGGCATAGGCATAGGCACGAAGTAAAGAGGCATCTATCTCAGCGCGGCGGAAGAGGTGGTTCATGGTATAGGTAAGGACCACTCTGATCTTCCCATTGGTCTCGTCCACGATCTTGCCCCTGGTGAAGCGAAGGACCACCGCATTATCCGAGGGTGCTCTATCCGTCAGGGTTGGGTAGACGTGGGTGATCGATGGGATTTGAGTGGTGATGAGGTTCGCTATGAAGGTGGCTATCGGGCCTATGAGGGAGTCAGTCGGAGTATATGGACCTGGCACTGAAGCCTCCTTACAAGGTTATCCACAAGTTATCCACATCGGGCATTACGAGCATCGGCCTGGGGAGCCAATTGTATGCCGAGTTATCCACATTAAGCTCAGCCATAAAACAGTTATCCACATGCCTCCAGCAGCACCCAGCCTGGAAAGTAGGTGAGTTATCCACAATTTGCTACTACTACTACTATGCTGCGCATGCCACCTGGAAGGAACTTTACTGGGTGCCATCGATTGTTGCGAGCTTCAGTCTCCCGAAAGTCGCCTTCAGCGGCAACAATGGCGATGGCTGATTTCGGTCTGACGAACGTAGTGAGGAAGACTAGAAAGAAGTCAAGCCATCCCTATCTATTAGGTAGGATAGATAGGAAGACAACGATCCGTTTAATAAGAGGAGGTAGGGGCACCCCACCCAAAGACCTCATCCCCCAATTCCGCTGGCCCCCTTCTCCACAACCTCCAGCCTGACATCGTACTTCTTATACTCCGAGGTGAAGGCGTTATCGGGGTACCAGACATGCACGATTGCCATAAGCTCCGGGTACTCCATCCCCTCATCCACCTCCGGGATCGCTGCCCCCTCGATGAATAGGGAGAGTTTTGTGCTAAAGGCATCTTGCAGTACCGCCCGGATGTGGTAGCCCTCGGGAAGTTGTAGCGCCCCCTCCAGTGCTCTCAGGTCGATCTTCAGTATTCCAAAGCCCATTTATGCCTCCCTGCTCTTGAGGTAGCCCATATGCTCCCGAGCCACCGCCCGCAAGTCCTCATGCACGCTCATCACCGCGTCAGCAAACCAGTGCGTGAAAATCTCCTCAGCGTTATCCAGGCCCCGCACCCTGTCCACGAACCCATCCACTACATTGTGCGCGGTCTCAAACCTGCTGCCCACCCACTCCTCGGCCTCTTTAACCTCATCCATAACAACCTGGGGGCGGGGTGGCCTTGCCTGCCTTTTGTTAATCGGCTCGGCGTCTTGTTTGATCGTTATGTGCTTCACGTCTATCGGGAGGGTATGCACGGTTGTCGTTGATGCTACCGAGGCTAACGTTATCGGGCCATCAGGCACGAATTTAATCTCGTCCATGTTAACAGTCCAATCCTGTGAATGCCGTGGTTACATTGGGGAATACAGGGGTTGTTCCGGTTACTACCCAGGCCACCCTGATGAATGTTTCCACTATGGCCCCCTGCGTTGTGCTCGGTCCATAGAGGGTCCTCTGGTTGCCGATAGCGTTGAGGGTTGCCAGCGCCGCACCCTTCTGCGTCCACGTAACTCCATCCGGACTAGTCTGCACAGCGAAGGTGATCGTAGGGGTCGTGCCCGTTGGTGTGCCCGCTAGAGCCACGGATAATAGGAAGCGCCTGGACTTTGGGTTGGTGAATGCTGCTGAGTTGCCCGAGGCGTTGACAGTGGCCTGGGTGTGTACTTTAGCGTGTAAGCTCATATTAATACTGCCTGCTTGCTTTCTGGCTTACGGGAACTCATTAGCCACGCCGTTCTTCTTGTCGGCTAGCTTCTGTCTGGCACAGAGTATCGTCTTCAGCCAGCCGTCCGTCCCAGCAGGCTCCCCCGTCTCAGCGAGGTAGTCCAGGTAGGCGCAATCGGCGTGCCAGTTGCCTATCGCTCCGTCCCTGCGCTGTGTCTGCTCAGAGGCGGTCATGTTAACTCCACATACTTGGCAGAGTGGCATCTCTATCTCCTTTAGAATGGTAATCCAGCACCCATAATGCACATGCCCAGGGCCACATTCACGTAGTAGGTTGCCCAGGTCTCAGCGAGCACCAGGCCATCCCCCTGTGCGGTCAGGAAGAACATCTCCCTCGGGTCATTGGTGAATGTGGGCAGTCCAAGCGGGTCGCCCTCCTGGTACGCGACGTAGATGCGCCGCCATGCCAGGAGTTGCTCTATGTTTTGTGCGAATATCCACACGAGTTCGTTGCTGCTCGTGCTCATCTCTGGCGTGGACTGTATATCCGCCTGCAACGCTCCGGTTAGGAATGGGGTTCGCTGGATGACTAGCTCCGCCTCACCCAGCCCTAGCTCAGGTGTGTGCTCGTGTAGCTGGTGGTTGATCGTGCCCCATAGGTCCTGGTGGATGATGAGTCCCGTACCCGCGATGATTTCGACTGAGCCTACTTCCATTACGCCTTCTCTATCCAGTGCCAGGTGCCAGGCTCTTTTGCTTCTGAGTAGTACACTGATGTGCGCCACACAACATTTTGATCTATGCTGATGACCGTCTCTTGCTCACCGAGGCGAACAAGATGGGTCACTTTGAACCGATCATTCCAGCCATCAGTGAAGACCTGCAAGTTGACCAGGCCATTTTCTTGTTTCCAGTCTCGTACCACAATGGCTGGCCTATGCTGACCACTCTCCAGCACATAATGAACAATTCGTCCCTCTGTCAGTCCTTCTATCATCGTGTTAGAAACCTCACTCGTGCATACTTTCTGACGGTATGCTGTACGTCCATGGGCCAGGTCTTCAGGAACTTCTCCCTGATACCGCCCTGCTCCTGTACAAGATCGGCATAATTGGTATCTCTCATCTTGTAATAGAAGATCGCTAACCGCATACAGGCTCGGCTCAGGTCCTCGGGCACGCCTGGGTAGGTCTGCCCCGTGATAATGGGCTGCCCGAAGATGCCGAGGACCTTGTAGTTCTGGTTGCCCTTGACGAATGCCAGGCCACTGTTCCTGGTCAGCTTACGAGCAGCCATCCCGTAGGCCAGGTAGTTATTAGGCTTCAGGATAATGTCTGCCGTGATGTCGGTAGTGACTGGTGTGCCACTGATCCAGATGCCACCGCTGGAGAGGAAGCTATTGACTGCGGTCTCGAACACTGCTCCAGAGGTTGTGCTGAATAGTGACACGATATCGTCCGTTGCCAGAAAATCCTCGCCTATTCCGTCGTAGAGGCGGGTAGCAGGGGTGCCCGAGGTGCCATCCTGCTGGAAGGAATAACCAATCTCTGCGTCCAAGTCCGCCTGAGCCTGCACGATGAGCCTACCAATGAAGGTATCATCCGTGCTGCCCAGGTTGGGGTCTAGCAGCAGCTTCACATCAGCCGTCGTGCAGTATGCTTGTGTAGTCCAGGCCATAGTAATCTCCTTACTTGGTGGGAGGAGGAGATTAAGCCCCCTCCCATTAGCTTAGAAGACCCTAGCTGTCGTGATTACAACTGCGCGTTCTGGATGCAACAGTTGGATGTCGAAGTCGGGGAGGACTCCGAACCGGCGTCTGCGTCCCAGGTCATAGAGGGTCGGGTCAACGATCACCTCTGGCCGACGCTTGTACGCGATAGCCGCCCAGCGAGGAGCCACCATGATGTTCTTGACCACTGCGACTGTTGTGTTCTCTAGGAGGGTTGCGTTACCTGTCGCGCCTGGGAGGTAGTTACTCAAGATCAAGCGCACACCGTAGATCACGCCCTGGTCGCCATTCAATAGGCGCTCAGGAGCCGCATAACGGAGGTCTTGTCTGATGTTGGCATCCATAATCAGGCTTTGGAAGGAGTCTGGAGACAGGAAGAGCCAGTAGTTACCGTCCGGGAATGGGACGTTATCGAACTGCTGAAGCTTGGCAACCGCCTTGGAGAGCACGTCAGCACTCATTACGTCCGTAACGACCACGTTGGCCGAGGTGTGGCCGAGCGGGTAGAGAACCGGGATAGTGGTGAGGGTGGCGCCGCCGAATGGAGACTGCGAGTTTGGCAGGCCCGCGTTGGCAGTGGCGTTGTACAGGGCCGCGATGTTGGTCTCGATACGAATGCTCATCGCGTAGGCCAGGCGGTCGATCAGGGCCACCATACCGTCATACTTGATGCGGTCCAGGGCCTTACGAGTCACCTCAACCAGCTTCCCAAATTCGGCTGGGGTCAGTGAGACAGAGGCAGCGTTGCTTATGGCATACGGTGTCTGGTCCGTGCCCTCTGTTAGCGCGTCTGCAATGATGATATCCGGGAGTGCTGGGATGTAGACTTTATCGCCCGCACCCGGAACGAGGAGGTCAGTGTTCACCAGGAGGGACTGCTCCAACACCGCACGTCGGCGCAGGTTGAGTTCCATCAGAGACGCCCAAATTTGGGGGATGAGCGCCTGGAGGTTGGCGACACTGGTAGCCTTTTTGATTAAGGCATCAGTAGCCAGTGACATAGGGGGTTCTCCTAGAGGGTTGAATGGGGAAAAGGTCGGGAGGGGGAGAGATTATTCTTCCTCGCTCTGATCCGTAATCATTCCAGTTGTCAGGACCTTGTGAGTAACGGCCCAAAGTATACGCTTTTCAGTATCGTCGTAGTTCGGGTCCTTGCCTTCCGCAGCGGCAACACGGCCCTTTTTAATCAAGAACGCAATAGGGTCGGCATCACGCTCGTCTTCTGGGTTGGCGACGGTGCCCTTGCGCGTGGCCTTGGCAAGTACGCCTTCTGGATCGGCTTCAAGGACCGTTTTCACAGCCTTCTGGATGCGCTCCTCGAACGTGCCACCAATCTTGTCAACAATGGCGTCCTCTAGTTGCGCACCGAACGCTTCGAGAGCCATGTTGATGTCGCCCCGGGTGACGAAACCCTTCTTCAGAGCTTCCTCGGCCTCTTTTTTTCCAGCCCGTTCGGCAGCTATAGTAAGCAACCGCGCAAACTTGTCGTCCTGATCCTGGGTATTTTCATCACCCATTGTTTTGATCTCCTTACTTCTTCCTATAAGGTTTGAAGTAGTCAGTTAACTTTTTCTCTACGCGATAGTGGCTGTTATGTTCAGCTACCACCTCTTCTACAGCGCCGGATGAAGTACCCGGCTCTACCAAGATTTCTATGACGGTTTCTAGGATAAGTGGGTCTACGTAAAGCTCCCGCAAGTTGATCTCCGTCGTATACCCAAGGGACGCAGCGATCTTCATAGCCGCGTGCGTATTAATCGGATACGCAGCTACCGTCACCTCTATCAGCGGGTCGATGGCCCCCGCTTCCAGAAAGTGCCTACCTCCGTCTGGTTGGTCTCTCCACTTCTGGGGCTTGCCAATCCATGAGAAGGAGCTAACTGTGCCCTTCACGATGCCGAATGCAGCCTTTTGGTCATAGACATTGCCAAGCCCGTACCAGCCCGTTCCGCCATCTGAGAGCATGTCCTTGAAGTGTTTGAACTCTCCCTTTTCGTGTTTGGGATTATCCACGGCTTCGAGAATGTTTCCGTCTCGCACCAGAACAGCCCTTTGCAGAAAGCCAACGGGTAAGGTCTTGATCCCATGCTCTATGCTAATTGGGGCACCCCGCTCCATGTAGGCGCTGAGTGCTGGGGAAAATGACTCTGGCTCAAGAATGTCCTTCTCCAGGTCCTTGTGCGAGGTACTAATCCAGCCCTCCACATTGACCGAGCCATCAGAAAGTATCGTGGCCTTCATCAGGTTGGGATGCGAAGAGAAGGCAAAGGACTTTCCCATCGGTACCCCAGGCTTGCGGGACTTTGCCACGAGGTAGTTGATTGCCTCTTCCGTGGTGAATTTGCCCACTAAAATTGGCCCTTTCTCCAGGTTGGTCCTGCCTTCTGTGTCTCTGGCACATCACAGCCGTGGGACTTTGCATAGCTCTTGATGCAGCCCATTGACGGATGTCCATGCCCCGAGAGATGGAAGGCTGCTGATACATGGGCACACCCAGGTCCAAGGGGGAAGCTTCCATGTGGCCCGCAGTGGGTTGGCGCGGCATCTCGTTCTGCCTGGGTTATGGACTTCCAATACGGCTGGTCGGGAGTGCCCTCTTCCCGCCACCCCAGCACCTTGTTCACATATGTTTCGCTCACGGTCCTGATCCTAACTGGCGTGCCATCTCACTCGACGCGCCTCTATTATGCCCATTGCCTGATTGCTCGCCTGCTCCAGACCGGGTTGGTCCACCAGCAGAGGAACGGACCCTTATCTGTGATGAACCCTCTGGACCGGAAAGTCCAACGGCGGTGGATGCTCCCTCGACTGCGATGACCTCTTCAGCCATCTTGCGTGCCATATCCAGCGGTATCCAGGAGTTGCCTGTGAAGATCAGGGACTCGTCGCCACCCGGTACGCTAACCAGGCCCTTGCGGTTCCTGATCTCGTTAGGCTTGAGTATCGCCGTCTTCTGGTAGTTCGTGTCTATCTGGCTCATCAAGAAGTCGTCCCGTGCGTCGATCTCTTCGTAGTAAAACTCCAGGTCCGTATAGCCTAGAGTGTTCCAGAGTAGCTTCCTGGTCAGGGTCTCACATATCTCGTCCAGCAGCGGCCCGATGGCTCTCTTCTTGAAGGTGAAGGAGAGGTTGTACCCATTGGACCGATTTACGTCCTGAGACTCACCTAGTTCCTGCATGGTGACGCCGAGTACGCCCATGATCTTCATGCGGAACTCTTTGAGAAGCTCCACAGCCTCCAGGTCCTTCAGGTGGTAGCCGAATGGTATCCACTTGGACCCAGCGCCCTTAGAACCCGTCATGAGTATGCGATTGCCCGTTTTTCCCTGGGTGTTCCAGTTGTCAATCGCCATCTTTAGTTCGGTCTCTGTCACATCCCCAAGGTCAAATACGCCGAATGGGATGTTGCTGTCGGTGAAGCGTTCGGATATGAACTGCATCATCGTGTCTTCCAGGATCGCAGCCGTGAATAGCTGGACTATCCTGGAGTGTGGGTAAACAGACTCACTGATGGGGTTCAGCGAGAACAGCATGACCTCTTCTGGCTCCCAAGCGTGCAGGCTGGTTCCTGGTGCGGCATTGGCGTCAATCGAGGACGCACTAACGCCGCCGTAGTTTGGTGCGGAGGGGTGTGACAGCGCTCCCATGTTCATGCCCTGTGGGACCTCATACAGGGTTCTGCCACTTGGTTTGCCAATGATCGGCGCACCCCTGGCATCGAGCATGTCGTAGCCTCGGATGTACCCATGCTCATCGAAGTCGATCCGTAGGCGGGCAGAGTCCAACACCCACATGTCCACGGACCCATCCGGAGACTTGACTATCTCCACGGCACCGTACCCAAAGGTCACGATGTCGCGCATGAGTGTTAGGATGAATTGCCTACGCGTCTGGTCGTCATTAGGGCGCTGCATCAGCTTCCTGACCGCGTTAGCCTGGTACTTTGGCACGGGTTTGGCTGGGTCTACATTCCTAACATCTATCTTGACCCCACCAGCGAAGTCTAAGATAGCGTTCACACTGGCAGCTGCCGTGGGGGTCCGCAGTACGACCTCCCTCATTCGCGGCCTGCTGATTAGCCCCGATGCGTCCTGTGCTACCTGCTCGGGGTATGGCTGGCCCCAGAGTGGGGAAACACCCAGCGTGAAGCCCGAGACCGTACCACGCCCAGCAGTAGACTCTTTTCGAGTGGACATGAGTGTTCTGAGGGCTTTTGTGAGCAGGTTAGCCATAATTTATCACTCTATATGCGTTGAAATGGGACTTTTTGGGGTTTTACGCGTCTAAATTGGCAAAAGGGTCGTAATTTACCGGAATTTCGCCTGAAATCGGGGAAACTGGCCCAAAATCCTTAATTCCGCCGAGGAAAAAGCCTGTGAAGTCGGGTCTGGAGGCCAATTTGCCAGAGAGGGAGAGGCTCATTACGTAGTCGTCATGTCCCGTCCTGGCCTCCATCTTGAGGACCTTAGACGGGGTGATCTTGTATTGGAAGTGTTTAAGCTCATCCACTAGCTCTCGTACCAGGGGGATGGCGATGCGGTGCTCATTGAATAGTCTGACGAGGCCGTGAACTATGTCGTGTTTCGCTTCCGTACCTCCGAACTTGTAGCCCTCAGCATTGATGTCCTCAAGGTCCTCCACAACCGACTCTCCCAATGATGTGGCATCAACCAGGGTGCGGGCCGAATTATAAGCGTGGTAATTAGCTCTCGTAATCCCCTTGTAGACCGCATACCCCTTCTTCTGCATCCTGTCGTGCCGAACCTGTACCGCCAGGCGCGGGTCAGTCGTATCCAGGATCGTCGCAACGAAGTAGTCGCGTACATTCGCCAGGTCAGCTCCTTGCACATACCGATGCCCCTTCTTAGCCACCACGGGATACTCTATCCGTCCGTGCTCAGTCTGGTATGGGTAGTTCTCGTATGCCCACTTGATGTCGGCTGAAGCAAACACCGCGAGGTCCGAGTCGGCAAACTCAGCCAGATATTCCGTGCGCCAGAGGAGTGAGTCTTCGCCGTACCGTTCTCGAATAGCAACCAGACGATCTTTGTCTGCGTAAGGGTTGTCAAGGACCGTGAAGTGGAGGGCCTTTGACTTTCCGGACTTGTCCTTCTGAGCCGCCAGATACCCGTCCTGGAAGTCTCCTTCACCAAACGGAGTGGATATTCGGATGATCCCTGTGTGCTCCAAGCGGCTTGTGACGTTGAACATTGGCTCAATTTCACGGCTGTGTATGCCCTCCTTGAAGTATGCCGCCTCGTCCTCGATCAGGAGGTGGACCAGCTTGCCACGAAGGTACTTGGGGGAGTT